TGTTCGTGGTCGTACCAGGTTCCCTTTTCAAGATCAATTGACTTGGACCCATGGGTCCCAAACCGGATCTCTTTACCAGGTTTGGATAACTTCGTATTTGGTTCGCCCCAAAAATATTGGGCGACTTGTTCTATGTGTTGTACCAATTCCGTCATGGGAAAAAAAGACCGCGGGGATTAGCCGCGGCCCCTACTCAAAGGTTAATCAAAATTCGTCGTCAGATGCCGCTGGCGCTGGGGCCTTGGCTGGGGCTGGTTTTGAAGTTTGTTCCTGAGTAAACCCACGTGGATCGTACAAAGCAAAATCGGCTGGTGCATCGACCCATTTTTCCAGTACGAAATTCGGTACCTGGGTGGATCCTTTGCCGATCGCGATAACTGTTGCGCCGGTAAACTTTAAGACTGGTACCTTGCCAGGGTTAGCTACCGCCTGGTCCGAGATCTGCCCCCAAATTGCGGACAATCCCTTGTTGCTACCAGCTGAGTTGGTGGACCACTCGCGCTGGCCAATCGTTTTGGAATACATTTGCAGAGAGAATCCGCGCTTGTGTTCATCGCTAGGCTGATCGCCTTTAACACCCGGCCGCGTGTCCCATGACCAGCTCGGTGATGATCCGGCCACGATCTTTCCCCATCCAGTTTTGAGGCTGGTAGGATCGACCAGGAATTGCCCTAGTTGGATCTGTTCGCCGTCAACGTTCCAGGTGCCGGTGCTTGCGTTGTAACGGATGTATTGCCCGCCGCCTTCGCCGGTAAGTCCTAAGTCAAAGCTCATTGTCTTGCTCCTTCTTGCTATTTGCTAAGTTGAAATTAAAAAGCCCGTATTGACGATGCCACAAGAGCATTGTCTCTTCCGGGATCACGTACAAGCGCGGCTTCCTGTCAGCTCTCACTACCAGGAAGTCACTTCCTTGTTGCTCCAGGGCGTCATAGAGTACGCCAAATCCTGTCTTGCGCCGCTTGCATTCGATGGTATAGCCGGCCAGCATAACGTCGCCGCAAAACATACCACCGGCACCACCTGATAACGGTACGCGTTGGGCCTCAATGCCCTCGGCCTTCCAGGTATGCACGACTTCGAGTTCTAGTTCCGCGCCCCGCTCGCGGTTGCGCTTACCCCCGGCCATGGATCACCTGGTCGATGCGATCTTCTACGCTAGTGCGGCGGCCGGCCAGGCCCAGGGCGATCAGCTCTTCCGCCAGGCTTGACATTGAGCGGCGTTCTTTACTGGATTGCTCCTGAAGTTCGCGGCGCAATCGCTCGGTAAGGTGTAGCTGGGTGGGTTTTGTGGTGTTTTCGCTCATTGTGTGGTTTATTTACAAATTATTTTTGTTTTGGTATTGCAATGGTATCGCAATGGGACCATAATAAAAGCGTACAGACAACGAACGAAAGGTAAACAAGATGGAAACTTACGACATAGACCCCTCAGTATCCCAGCAAATGTTTGGTTGTGACATCGAGCGATTCGCAAATCGGATCGTCGATTCAGGCCAGTATCAACGGTGCGGCGGCCTCACTATCGTGATGGGTATGCTCTCCGACTGCCAGGAAATGCTCGGCATCGAAGGCGACAACGGCCAAAGCAAAGAGAACATCCGCCAGGCACTCAATCGCGCCAAGTTCTTGCTCGCAGAAATGCAAGACGGCAACATGATTTCAGTAGTTCAACGTTAATCTAGGAGAAATCAGCATGAAAAATTATCTCAGTTGTGCAGAAACCGCCAAAATGATTCGCTCAGTTCTGAAAGAATCATTCCCTGGTGTAAAGTTCAGCGTCGTGTCTAGCACCTACTCGATGGGTGCCAGCATCACAATCAAATATAACGACGGCCCAAATGCCGACGCAGTAAAGGCCGCAGTAGGGATCTTCGAAGGCTCTTACTTCGACGGGATGCAAGACTACAAAGGCCAAAGATACGCCGCGATCGACGGCCAGGAGATGAGCTTCGGTGCCGACTACGTTTTCGTTAACAGATACGTAAGTGACGCGGCGATGGCCCAGGCGATCGATGCGCTCTACGAAAAATTTGCCGGTAACTTCCGCAACGATCCGCTCCCACGTGTGACCGTCGAGGACTACAACAAAGGCAGACTGTACGGCCGCGACATCCCAGGGATGGGCAATGGCCTGGCAAACGAGTTCGTGCGCCAGCTCGGCATTGTGATCCAGGATGCAAACGCCGACTTCCAGGTTCAGCCAAGCGCAACGCTCGCCAGGATCACCAGCCTGGGCGATGACGGGTACGGTCAAGGTTGTGTCGGTAGGTTAGCCGCATGAAGTTGGCGATCCTACGCCGGACCGTGTTCCAGGGCGATGCAGTCCGTCGCCCGGTTGCCGTCGTCCTGGTCAAGCGCCTGGACGTTCGCGAGTATGCGACGTTCTTGCAAGACCCCGACGGCAAAATGTACGCCGGTTTATATTCCAGGGACTACGAGGCGGCCTTCGGTGAGTACGAGATCCGTTGCCGCGCCGCGAGTTCAGTCAATGATCCAGGTAGAGAAATCAGCGAGGTGAAATTATGAAAGTGATTGCGTATTACCGTGTGAGTACCAAAAAACAAGGCGAAAGCGGGCTAGGTTTAGAGGCCCAAAAAAATACCATCAATCGATTCCTGGCCAGCTCACCCTATGAGCTAGTGTCCGAGTATGTTGAGATCGAAAGCGGCCGCAAGACTGACAAGCGCAGACCACAAGTGCGCGCGGCCCTGGAGCAATGCGAAAGAGAAGGCGCGACCCTGATGATTGCCAAGCTTGACCGTCTAACCCGTAACGTCGGATTTTTGACTACGCTCTTGGATCGCCAGGTCCCGATCATGGCGCTCGATATGCCAAACCTTCAGGACCCAGCGATGAGCCGATTCATTCTCCAGCTGATGGCCAACGTGGCAGAGCTAGAGCGCGCTCAGATTTCTGACCGTACTAAGAAGGCCCTGGCGGCGCGCAAGGCCAGGGGCATGACATTGGGTTCACCTACACCAGCCAACGGCGCCCAGGCCGGGGGATTGGCTACGGCGGGGCAAGCAAACGAGTTCGCTTCCCAGGTTTACCCGGTGATTGCAGAGTTGCGCGCGTTCGGTTGCAAGACCCTGGAGAAAATCGCCCAGGGTTTGAGTGCCAGGGGAATTGCAACGGCCACCGGCAAAAGAGCCTGGTCGATTAGTGCGGTTCGTAATGTTGTCAATAGATACGAGGGAGCGTTAGCATGAATGATCTAATTTCTAGAGCGGTTCAGTTTGCGGACCAGGCGCATGATGGCCAGGTGCGTAAGTTTTCCGGGGTGCCTTACATCGCTCACCCCATGGAAGTGATGCAGATTGTCCGCGGCGTTTGTAGTGATGATGATGTCCTGGCCGCCGCAGTTTTGCATGATGTTATTGAAGATTGCAAAGTAACTTACACCGACCTGGTGATCGAGTTCAACGAAAGAGTTGCGCGCCTGGTGTACCAGGTAACGAATGCCGCCGATAGTTCAGACGGTGATCGTGTAGCCAGGGCGTACATCAATCGCACAATCCTATCGAATGCGTGTGCAGAGGCGCAGACGATTAAGCTGGCCGATATCATTTCAAATCTTGGCACGATCGAGCTGGCTTTTGAATGCGATCCAGCATGGGCCGCGATGTACCTGGAAGAAAAGATCGACACCATCAACGTGTTGACCAGGGGCAATATTCAGTTAATGAAAAGAGCGAGATCTCTCGCGGCGAGGGGAATATTGCAATGATCGACGCATTGATTCAAGGCTTACTTTTTATGGCCATTGGGGTCATAGTTATCTTGATTATTATCATGGCAGTTTATTTAATGGAGAAATTTCAACGATGAAAAGAATCAAAGAAATAGTCCTGGAGTGTTTAATTGTTTTCGTGTTCGGCGTTCTGTTCAGCGTGTTCCTGGTTGAGTGGGCCGTCGGGTGTGGAGAGTATTACATTGATTCGCGCGGCAATGTAATTCCAAATGAGTGCGTGTTCTTAGACTTCCCGAAAGGAAATTAAAATGGTTGGAAAAATTACAAATGACATTCTGCCGTCCGGGTCCCGGATCCCTAGCATCATGGGCGTATCCCCGTTCCGTACACCGAATGACGAGTTGGCGGCCAGTATCGACGCGATGGAAGGCAAGCCGCGCCCACCGTTTAATGTAGAGGCCGCAGACTGGGGCAATACTTTAGAGCCAATCATCATCGAAGAGGCGGCCAAACGCCTGGGCATTACGATCAAAGAGTTGCAAGTGGACTATGCGCTTTCCTACCTGGAAGATGACGAGATCATTTTGCAATGCTCTCTCGATTCAATTTGGGAAGGTGATGGCCGCACGTTGACCACCGACCCGGAGATGGGGATCTACGTTATGGGCGCGAATAGCATTACGCTTAACGGCCCAGGATGTTGCGAATCAAAACTAACGAGCGCCATGCCGGAAGATGAGCCACCGTTATATCGTGGTCCGCTCCAGCTCCAGGCGCAAATGCTTTGCGCTGGCTACACCTGGGGAGTGATCGCGACCTTGTATCGCGGTACAGAATTGCGCTTGTTCTTTTACCAGGCGAGCGGCAAACTGCAAACGCAGATCATTGACGTGTGCAAAGAGTTCACGCGCCGCGTGAATAGCAAGTCCTGGTATCCGGTTGCCAATCCAGCTGATGGCGTTAAAGCATACCCTACGGTTGACGGATTGCATGAGCCAGTTGAATTAGCTGGCGAGAGTGCAGACCAGGCGCGTCGCTTGATCGAGGCCAAGGCCCATGTCAAGATCCTGGAAGAAGAGATTGACATATTGCAATCCAAACTGATGGACAAGCTCACGACTTCCGAAGAGGGCTACGTCAGAAACCCGGATGGTTCTATTGCGGCGCGGATCAAGTGGGCAATGAGATCGTACAAGGCCCAGCCTGAGAAGGTGACGCCCGCCAAAGAGGCCCGCGTTGAGCGCTCTAAAACATTACAAATATTGGGAGTTAAATAATGAAAATAAAATCCTATTTCCAGGAAAGACTAGAGCATCATATCGAGGCCAGGAAGGCGGAGAAAAACTTAGAGCCGATTCCGTTTGCCGGCCAGGTTGATATCGATGCCAATACTTGCGAGAAGTGCGGCAAGACTTTAGAGATTGACGAAGTGCATAAGTGTCCCAGGGAGAAAACCCTGGGGGAGTTGGCCAATGAGTTTGAAGGTTGGTACAACGAGAAGATGGGCCGGTCAGGTGTGAGATGGGCGGGCGACTAATGAAACTTTCACCCACTCCA